ATGCGGGTGCATCTTTTTTTGTTTTAAATGTATTAAAGAAACAATGAAGCATTCCGCCAATATTTTTACGATCTTCGCCTACTTGACCTTGAAGCCAATGTCCAACACTTAAAAATGCATCTGATTCCGGAATTTCATCTAAACCGGCAACCATGGTTGTTACTGATTTGTTATTGTATTGCGTTTCATCAAAATATTCCGGAATCACTTGAATATTTGTTGTTATTGATAAATTATTGCGCTTTGCTGTTTCCGTAAATACTGATTTAGTAAATTCGCTAGGAACAATTGTAACTTGCATTTGATTGATCTTATTGATCCAATCTGCTGGACATACATCACCCTCAGTTCCTGCTGTAACGCCAATATTATATTTACCTATAGGTTGAAATTCATTTGGCACTGTTATTTGCACCCATATATCCGGCTGTACCGTTAATGGAAGTGGAATTATTCTGCGTTGCCAATCAAATGGAATTGGAAATGTAAATGGAGTATGACCCCATGGCATCGAAAGCAACTTGATGTCCCATTCTTCGCCTCGCTTATCTATGAATTGTTTGATTACTTCTCGAGCATGATGTCCGTAGCCTGATTGTGTTGCTACTGGACTAGATATAACTACTGATCTCATTCTACTATTCCTGTTTTTTCGTATTTTGTTTCTGTAACTTGTGTTAATGTATAACGCTTTCTTGTAATTGGTTTACATTCAAATAAGTAATCCATCATATGAATCATTTTGTTGCCCATTTGTTCTGCCGTAAGACCGTTTTGCATTGCCCATGATCTGCCGGCTTCTCCAGCATTTTGACGCACAATTGGATGCATATCATACCAATATCGAATTGCTGTTGCAACATCTTCGAAATTTACTCGGTCGTCAAAGATATATGGAGTTGCTGGTGATCCTTGTAACGATCTATTACTTGGAAATACTGGTTTTACCCAAACTCCATGATTTTTATATTTACCGGTGTGATTTGTTGCAAATTCATTGTTAAATCTAATCCATTCTCCATTTTCATCCGTAAACCCACATTGGTCTTGTAATCCTCCAGTAACATTGTTAATGATTGGTGTTCCTGCCAATATTGCTTCAGTTGAACTAAGTCCCCAACCTTCATTGCTAGCAATATTAACTACTACATCTGCTACATTGTACATTGCATTAAGTTCTTGTGCATTAACTTTTGCTTCTGAAAATAATACTTTGCACGCCGGCGCCAATGTTTTCCATATGGCCCGTAAATCAGTTCCATTGTCATCCACTACCTGCGTATGCATTAAAAGTGCAACTCGTGAACGATTTGATTCAGGTAAACCGTCAACAAAGTGTTTGAATGCTAAAATAACATCGCCGGGTTGTTTTCTTCTAATATTTCTATTATTCCAAAACACTAAAAAATCAACATCATTAGCTTGTTTAATTTTTGTATACATATCAACATATTGTGGATCTGTTGCGGCTAATGGTTTGAATGTGTTATGATTTAATCCGTGTGGAACAAAACCTGTAATAATTTCATCAGATCCAACGGTTACTCGAGGATTGATAAATTCATCATAATCTAAAACTTTGAATCCGTTCTGTTTAAGCACTTCTCTATGGATATTGTCAGATTGCTTACTAATTCCCATAATCAAGTCACAACTACCGTAAAATGGTGCGTTCCACATTGGATACGGTAAATCATCCCAAATTGAATAATAAACTAATGGAACTCCATATGTTGTTTTGATTTCATGTTCCAATGCATACAACCAAGTCCAATATCTAGGATCCGTGAAATGAAATATGGCATCTGGCTTTTCTTGTTGAAGAATTGAAAATAAAATATTTCGATCTCCATAGCCATTCCATGCAATCAATTTAACAGAAGCATCTTCTACACCTGTTTCCCGTACAATATCAGCTGACAAATCAAATGCTTTGCCGGCGTCGGGATGATTAAGTGCTGCACCTAATTGTATCCAATCATACTGCTTAACGGTATTAAAAATGATTTCTTTGCTTATTGTCCCAATTCCCGATGGTAATCGAAAATCATCTGCTAACAATAAAATTTTCTTTTTCTTCGGCTTGTTAGGGTCGAATTTTTGTAACTTTGGTAACTCCATTTAATCCTTTATAACTTTTATATAAATATGATTATCCTAAGATAACCACCGGTTTTTTCAATTTATTTATGTTTGTGTATGCAGTTTTTAATACTGGGTCTAATGCATCTTCATTAGTCAGTATCATCATATAATCACAACGTTCTGCAATCAATTTCATACGGTGGTGCAACTGACTAAAATGATAAGATTTTCCATAATAAGATTTAGGCATAGCGGAGTACATGTTATGTCCTGAAAAACTAGGATTATATTCTTCATACGTAATTCCAAATTCTAATGTATATTTTCTAACCATGCTATTGGCCCCTTCTTGTCCGCCAGCACCAATAACTATTAATTCATCGCCAAATCGTTGTTTTAATTGTTGCAACGTTTCTTGTACTTTGCGTCTATTTTGCCAACCCGTATTGCCAATTACTGCTACTCGATTCATACTTTTTCATGTAAAAATTTAACACTCTTAGGCATATGCCCATATACCATACGAAGCATTGATTCTAACAATGTTCTATTTGTTTTGCCGTTTGGATCTGGATAATTAGTACACAAAGTATATTCTTGTGTACCTACTCGCTTACCTGGCCAACTTGCATGGGTTTCCATTTCAAAACGATATACAAAAACATGCTCGTGCTTATACTTTATTCCTTGATCCTGTTCTCTTTCGGACATCTTTCGTAATCTGTTTTAAATGGACAATATTTACAATTCTTTGCACCTTTGCCGGCAACTGCATGGTAGATGCCGGCAGCATTCTTTGTGCCTTCGGCATCAAAACAATTTTCAACAAATGCATCAATTTGTTTTTGCACTTTTTTTCTAGTAACCGAGCCGGCTGCTGGCCTTACAATTTGAATGCGTTTTTGTGGAAACATTGATTCTTCTATGATCTTTCTCTTAACAATTAAGAAGTCAACTGTAATGTTATCTACTGGCATTCCGAATTGTTTGCTATAATAATTTTTATATGCAATCAATTGAGCCATTTTTATTGAATCTGATTTAGCGGCTGCGTTCCATCCGCTACGTGATGTTTTTATATCATATATAAGTATTGTGTTGGTTTCTGTATTTCGAATAACAACATCAATGAATCCATACCAATATACTGAATTATTTTTATCTGATGCAGGTACACATAGTTCCATTTCTATTGCAACTAACTCGTAATTCTTAGTAGAAAAATATGCAGATCTTTTTTTCTTGAACCAATCCAGTATAGCAACACCATCACCGTGATATTCAGCCAATTGTAATGGATTTGAAAAATGTTCATTGTTATTTTCAGCAACACATCGTAAATATTCTTCACGCAATTTATTTTTCAATATTTCCGGTAAATTCAATGAATCAGCTTTCTTAACTGACTCTGTATATAATACCGTTAAATAATATTGCAATGTTTCGTGAAATGCTGTACCGAACACGGTATCAATGCTTGATGTGAATGCAGACAGGCCATCAATATATGCTAATTTCCAATTTAATGGACATCGTTCATACATTGACCATTGCGAATAAGATATTTTGCGTGGTACCGTCGTTGCATCTGGCATTGACAGTTTATATATTGGACTTAGATAATTTCCTGATTTCATACTATATTATATGAAATTTATTGGCATTATCCAAATATTTAAGCGGTTTTTGTAAAATCGGTACGATTATCTTTTCTAGATTTATTGATATCTTGCTTAACAATTAATTCAGAATTAAGCCATGAAATAAATCTTTGTGGATCTAACATTCCATTTCGTGTCCAACATATTAAAATATAATACCAATATTCATACTGACTGTCCGATTGTATATAATACGGAGCAAGTTTTATGGCAGTAATCATATGTTGTACAGAAACTGGATCTGCAGTATTTAGATTTAATGCACGTTTGAATTGTGTTAATCTAGATTGATGTTCATTTATATCACACGCATAAAAATTCATTGTTGCATTTTTTAGCTTATCAATAACGCCAGTTGCTTCATTAGGTTTTTTTGCTTCAGCAATCCATTGATTAAAAATATCTACCGGTATTTTATATCTTTTAGATAATGTGTTAATTTGTTTTTCTGACACAGACGTAGACTGTATGTTTTTACCAAATACAGTATACCAAAGTCTATCTCCAATGTTTCCTGTATTATTATCATATGGTTGAATTGCCTCCCATTTTACTTTTGGATTCAATGGCTGATAATCCCATAATGAATGTTGTAGTTCATGAATTGTTGTAGAAAATATTTCTTCTTTTAAAGAATTATTAAATTGTTGTTTAAAATCGTCTGGTGTCGGAAACACCCATGCAGTTGCAATAACGCGATCTATCATCATTGTTATAGTACCAGTAGCAGGATGATAATATCCGCCCACTGCTATTGGAGTTTTTTCATAGTATTGACATTCTATATATATTTTAATGTGATTTATAATTGTTTTATATTTGTTAATTATTTTATTAGCGTTAAACATATCTACAGAATTTACACGTTGAAAAATTTTAGTAAATTGTGGATCATCAATTTTATCAATCCACCACTGTTTTGCATCTGCAAAAATAGGCAATAACATTGTTTCATAATATTTGTATACAATTTGTTTATATCCAATCGGTAAAAAATTTATATAAAATGTTTTACTTTGATTAAAAACATCTATACACGTTTTTAAGTCGTAAGAAAAGCTTAAATTAAATTCTTTACCATAAGAATATGAACGTTTTAAACGTAATATTATATCATTTAAACTAATCACAGATGTTGTTTGATAAAACTTTGTTTTTCTTAATTCATCTAAATTTGAATTAAATTTGATTTGACCTGTTTTTGAATTTCCATATGTAATTATAGGAGAATCTCTTCGAATAATCCATAATCCATAATACATATATGATGAATCTAAACTATTATTTGCGACTTCTAATTTCCATCCGGCCGATTTAAATGAATTATACATATTATCAAAGATACCGGATGAATATTTTCCAACTATTGTCTGAATAGATTTAATAACATCTAATATCTGTTTCCATGATATTGTATATTCGGCTTCTAACCATTGAAAAAGTGTTTGGCCATCATACATCCAATTTTTAATTAAAGCAGATAGTTGAGTTTGAGTACGTATTTTTTTTAATTGATCTAAAAAATCTCCAGCGCCTAAACCGGAAAGTGCAGTGTGCATTGCTTCAGCAATTGGTTTGATTTGTTCCCAATCTTGTACACTTGATGGTAAATTTCTAGAATTATCAAATATTTTTTTAACTTGGGTTTTATCTGTATTAGATTTACTAGTTTGGGTTCTAGGATCTTGCAAATTTGCCAATGGTTTAAAATCGCCGCCTCTAAAATTACCAATAGATTTATCGGTTAGTTTTTGTTGTTGAGCCATAATGGCATCCATCTTTGCTTTAGATTTAGCAATTTGTGCTGCAAACTCAGTTTGTTCTTTTATTTGTTTTAATTTTATCATTACATATATAAATATTATACTAAGTAATATTCAAATATTTATGTTCCTGTTCTCGCAGATAAATATCAATTAAATCTTTGGTCTTAACTAAATCTTGGTGAAATGAACCTTTATGCCGGCATCTTACAATGCGTTTAATGATATCAAATTCATAGCTATTCAAATTCCACTCTTCTGCAAATTTATAAAGACTGTCTTTGCCTTTGTAATGTGATTGGGTATGTACACTCATCGTATTCCTTTCAATAGTTTCTTTTTGTCGCCTTCACTATATCCATACATGGTCAATATGCGTTCACATTGCATCTTATCCATTAAATCTATGTAATCTGCAGCTTCTGATTTGGCAACTTGATAATGTTCTGCAATTTGTGCGACTAACTCTTTTTCATACTTATCCTCAGATTTACCTTTTATGTATTTTGCAAATCCTTTGGATGCAGGTAAAAATTCATGATACAATCGGTATGTTTCTTGCGGCCGAAGCAATCCTATTGTGTATGTTTGAAATTCATTAACTAGTTCCGTAAACTCCATTCTCATACTCAACCAACGATTAACAATGAACACTGAAAATTTCTTTTGATCCGTTTCGGACCATTTTGACCATTCTTTCTTTTTGTGTGTTAATCCGTCAATAAAATCAAAAATTGTTGCACCTTTCTTTTCGTCTGCCATTTATTATAATTTATATTTTTTACGATATTGTTCTTCCAACTGTTTACCCATTCCTATTTCTAATATCACGGCATTATCCGGAATACCTATGATACGCTTAGCATCAACAATATCATCAATTGATTTATTGCGAAACGTTTTTATTTTTATTCGTGCATTGCTTCGATTTGATGTCTTGAACACAATGCTAATCGTATCTTTATGATATGGTATTGACATTATTCAGTTTTCAATTTAACTGGTTGGAACTCTGCCGGAATTGCTCCGCAATCATCACAACGAAATACCGGAATTGGTACCATTGTGTCTTTGTCTGCACCCGTTAAAAATTTTGATACTTTGTTAATTGCCATTACTTGACGAAAATACATCCCATCGCATTCTGTACAAATGATAGGTTGCATATCTGTGGGTTTGATTTGTGGTTTACTCATATTTCTCCTAATAAATTGACAAACATTGCCATTATGTTGATTTCTTTATCTACTACACTTGCATCTTTAAATTGTGATTCTGCTATGATTAAAATGCATGGTGCAACGTGACCGTGAGCAAATTCATCTAAATTGTCATATAAGAATGTATACATTGGAGTAAAGTCTTTAACTTTGCTATCTGCAATACATTGTCTAATCTTTGTAAATGCAGCTTTTTTATCTTTTGAATTCTTAAGCATTTCCAAAACTTCGGACATGTAATTTGCTTGAATTGCACTTGCTTTGTCTAGTTGCAATTTACCATTAACAACTGAGGCTTGGGCTGCATTGAGTGCTCTACGGATATCTGGATATGATGCATTGATAATTGCAGCAATATCTTTAATATCATATTGAACATCTTTTTCTTCAAGTACTGCTACCAATCTCTTTGCTACATCCGTTTTATTTGGTGGCGTAATTGCAAATGTTTGACAACGTGATTGAATTGGATCAATAATCTTTTCAACATAATTACATGTTAATATGAATCTGGTTGTTTTACTATATGTTTCCATTAAATTGCGAAGTGCTGCTTGGGCGTTTGGCGTTAAATAATCAGCTTCATCTAATATGATTATTTTCCAACGCTTAAATCCAACAGTTGATGCATAACGCTTAATCTTATCTCGAACTGCATCAACGGAGTTTTCATCAGATGCATTAATATACATTAAATCGGCATCTACACTATTTGCAATTATTTTCGCCAACGTCGTTTTTCCTGTACCAGCTGACCCATAAAATAATAGATGCGGAACATCGCCATTAGCAATGAATATTTTAACTTTTTCAATAATGTGTTCATTTCCTATGTATCCTTCTAATGTATCAGGTCGAAATGATTCAACCCAAAGTGTATTTTCTTGTTTTCCAAACATATTTTATTATTTTCCTGTTGATCCAAATCCACCGTCACCTCTTTCAGTATCTGATAATTCTTCAGATTCTATTAACGTTACTTGCGGATATGGTATTATTATTAATTGTCCTACACGATCACCTACTTGATAAACTTTTGCATTAACTAAACTAGGAGTTGCTCGAAATTTAAACATAATTTCACCCCGATAGCCTGAATCTATAACACCAACATGATTTGTTAGGTATAAATCTGTTTTGCTATTAGATGATCTTGGAAATAACAAACCTACATGACCTTCGGGAATTTCAATTGCTAGTCCGGTGCCATATACAACATTTCCATAACTATCTTTTTCAATTGATATAGCAGTTAAATCCATCCCAGCATCACCCGGCTTACCATATGCCGGGATAACTGCGTCTTTATGTAATTTTTTTACTCTTACTTGCATATCTTAATTCTGGAGCATCACCAACCAGTAACTTGATTCAAAATCATTACCGACAAAATCAATACGAGCTAAACCATCTGGAGAAATATGTAATTGACCTGCATCGCCTTTATTTGAAATAAGTACTTCTCGCAATTTATCTGCCGAGAAACAAATTGGCTCCATATCTGCATTTGATGTTTTACCTACTTCAAAAGAAATATTATCTGAATTAACTGTGGTATAGTTAATAATAAATTTAATTATTCCGCCTTGTACTTGCACCGCAAAGTTTTTTGCGTCTGGCAATGCATTCTTTGCTTTGATAAATTTGCTAATGAATTCATCATTTACTGGAATTTGTATTAGATAATCAGGTTCTACATTGATAGTTGGAACTGCTGGAATAACTGTGGTATCTGCTAACATAAAAGTTGCTTTTGTGCTTCCTTCAGAAATTGTCATTGCATAGTTCTTACCGGAAGATTCTTTTACGTCAATATTAATATTTTCACCTAATGCTCCTAGCATTTTTATCAATGCCCCGGTATGATTAATACCTAATTCACCTTTCATGAACGGAGTAGTATTCCATTGAATCTTTCCCACTACTGTTTGATCCATATCAATCAATTCACAACTAACACCGTTAGCATTTTCGTTTAATTTAACTGCCTCACAATTACCAGCTAAATAATATCTGCTGATGAATGATTGTAATTTGCTTTTTTCCATTTTATAACCTATTTTTAAAATTTAAAGAATTTATTGAAATTTTCAACATCGGTAGTTGATATACTATCCCCTCCGAATTTTTTATATGTTTTTATATATTTTTCATACACCCACATTGCATTTGCTGGATCTTCAAACATTTCATACAATGATAGGATAACCGTAAATAAATCAGCTGGGACTGCCGTTTCTAACAATTCTGCGTGACTGTCTACTAATTTATCAATGTCTTTGGCCATTTCAACATACAAATGAGTATTATGAATTACCATTCTGGGCATTCCTTCTTGAGTATAACGATCTAAGCCGGCGGCGGTCTGACCTCCTAGGTATTCATAGGTAAAATCACGACAAGCAGGGCAATCTAAGCTACATGGTACATGTTTTGTTTTATCAATAGAAATTGCACCGTCTTTACCTTGTTTGATATGAGTTTTTCTTCGATATTCGGCATTCTTTGGAAAATATAATTCAGTAAATGACTGCGTTTTATAATTAGTTGAATGCAAATACGTTCCATATACCGGATATTGGCCTGGCGATGATGAATCTGTTGATAATTGTACTCGCCCGCCAGTTAAATCATTAAGTAATTTTTGCAAAGTAGACAGTATAAAGAAATCTGATATCTTTGATATACCTAATAAATGGACATATTGTACATGTGCCTTTTCAAATTCTCGTTCTTTCAATAACAATGCCATTGAGAACATAAAATTAACTAGTTTTCTAGGTCCACCAATACACCAACCATTAAAATCAAAATCTTTGAATCGATTGTACCATGTAATGTATTCTTCATTATATGTTCCTTGCAATACATTTAAAAATTTAGTTTTACCAGATTGATTTTTTTCAAACCATTTAAAGTTATCAAATGAAATATCCATTGCTTCCTGAAAACGATTTTCGAATTGAACTCTAGGCGGAATGTCTAAATTTGCTGCAACATTTGAATTAGCTTCTAACCAATGAAAAATCTTTTCTCGAATAGTGCTATCCCATTTCAATGCTCCGGTTGCTATCTGGAATCCACCGGAATCTCCAAATACGAATACATCATCGTCTAATCCAATGTCATTGCGAAAATCCATTTTTTTATAATGATGTCCTGCTGTAATTAAGAAATATGGATGTCTCCATTCTTCTGGATATTCTTTTGAGAAAAATCGCATCGTGGTATCATCGGTAAATTTAGTATCCTTTTTGAAAGCAGATACCATTGATCCGGCGGACAATGATGGGAAGTATATAAAATTCTTATTCATTTTATTGTCCTTGTAATAAATGTTTGCAATATTGCGATTCGTGCCATATGTTTAATTCTTGATTAAATTCGTTAACTATTATATATGCTTCCATTTGTCGACCTAAGTCAGATAAATCAACAATATGCGGATGCGTTTTCGGGTTAGATAATGCAGTTTGCATTACATGTAATGCACTTTCTACATCAAAAGGTATATAGAGTCTAGATGCTTCGATGAATTCAGGAAAACTTCGGAAATTAGGATATACAATGTCAGCTCCAAATGCAGTTGCCTCAATCACAGTCCAAGAAACATAATCCTGTAATGATGTATTAAATTGAATGCGACAAGTAGCCAATTCCATATAATATTCTTCTTTTGTTAAGCCAGATAATAATTTGAATCTAGGCTGTTGTTGAGATAATGATTGCATTGCATCAATTACTCCAGGCAACATACTTCGGAATTCCTTACCGGATGTAGTTACGTGCCATTCAAAAGTTTCATTTTCTGATAAGAATTGTTCTGCTACTTCTAACATAAAAAATGGATTCTTTTCTTTGTCTAATCGGGACGAATACACAATTACATCTCGTTTATCAACCGATTGATAATTTGGCAATTTATCCAAAGTTGATTGTTTATGTATTGGCAATGATACAACGTGTATTGGCGATTTAAACCCAGCTTCTCGAAGTTGCTGTTTATGTATTGTGCTACCAACAAAAATACCAGACATTCTTTTATCTAGACCTAATTCATAATGACGCATCCATGGTGCCATTGGATATGTAAAATCATATTCATCAACACTTTGTGCATGAAGCATTGAATATACTTTAACATCAATACCATAAAGATCCAAAGCATACCAAATTGCGTCTAGGCCCGGAGTCCAATAATCTTGCAAGAAAATAACATCACCAGAGTGAACTTCATCTTGATATATTTTTTGTAAAAAGTTTTGACATTGCGTTAAGCTATATTTACCGCGGCCAATAGCATCTAACACAGCACCAACTTTTATTTCTTGTGCTTCATCAAATTCTCCCTCAATATCAATGAATTCAACAGCTCCGCATTGTTCATATGGTTCAAAGGTTGCTGGCATCCATTCTTTTGAAAGCTGATAGGTGTAACGAGCTTTAAGTGGCTCTAAACCAAAATAGAATATTTTTCTTACTTCGTTTCTTCTCATATTTATTGTTTTATTAATGCCCAACTACTATCACCAAATGTGAATTCTGGTGTACCTACTATTTCATTAACTGCTTTTGACACAGCTTTTCTTAAACGATCATTTCCTTCAAAATTTAAAATTTCTGCTCGTTGTTTATCAGTATATTCAATTTCATAATCATGACCTGAAATAATTCCGGTTGATTTTACTTTTGATACATATAATTCTAAATCAATTTTAACTTGTTTATAAGTATGCAAACCATCGACATATAAACAATCAAAATAATCATCTGCAAACATATCAGCAATATCTTGACTGTATAGCTTACATTTTACTATGCGTTGATGTGATAATACTGCTTCGTTGTATACTCGTTCTACTTGATAAAAATCATTTTCATGTATTAAATCATTTTCATCTTCTAGTTTATCCCAAGGATCAATTGCTACAATTATAACATCATCACCTAATACTCGTTTAAACATATTAATTGATTCTCCGGCATATGACCCAATTTCTAAAATACGCTTTACATTGCGTTGTTTTAAAAAATTACAAAATTCTAAAAATCCTTCGTGTAAAAAACTACCTTCTGGACGCATTTTAATTACTTGTTTATTCATTTTTTATCTTTCTATTAATGCACCATTTTCCCAATCTTCCCAAACTTCTATTTTATACAAAGCAGGAAATTCATTTAGTAACCATTCGCCAATCATTTCACACGACATTGATCCAAATTCTAATATATTTGGCTGTGCCTTAATGAATGCTATACGAAGAGCTTTTTGAATCTTTCGGTTCAATAAAATAAATTCTTCATCGCGATCTGTATGTGTT